ACATATGATACAAAAGCCTAATATAAATAAGACACAACATTTAAATACATTGGTAACCAGATGTACCATCCCATTTTTAGCGAAGCCGCATGGGTGCGGCCGGTTTAATAAGAAAACCAACCTCCTCTAGGAGAGCTTAGAATCGAGCCACGAATGGTCGAGCTCATCCCTATCTGTACGATAGCCATCGAGGAATGACTCGTATGTAGGAAGAGGTGAGGGCATCCAAGCACCAAGATTAGCTGCCACAACAACCTCATTCAATTGATCGCGTCTCGTTTCAAATATAACGCGACCATGTTGGAACCACTCACGTAGGGCTCCAAATATCACCTCGACACTGGCTTGTTCTGGGGATAATTCCTTACTGGGAACACCAACATGAAGCGACTTAGATATAGAGAGCTCATCTAGGGGTGCCATATAGGCCCCAATTTCCTCATCAAACCTAAAACCTCTTTTGAGGAAAGAAGCATCCTCTAGGTTTATGTAAGGCACAGATTCTGCCTCCTTATCCGCCATAGTGTACTTCACACCATAGGGTGCGAGAGCCTTCTGGATATTGGTGTGGTGGAATTTAGGCACTGCTTCACTAACAGTCATGATATTATCATCACCATAACAAATGAGTTTCACATTGTCACAAAAATCTCCAGGTGGTTTTTCTCCATATATCTCATAATAAGCAACCCTCATGTAAATAGAGCCTCCCAAGTTGTTTATGAAAACAGTACCTGGATGACCCGAGGGATTGCCACAATAAGCCCCAATGTAATCTCCATTATACTCATATACAGGTTCACAAATATCAGTAGCAATACTACGCATAGTCACAATTTGTGTCTCATTGTAACCAGCCTTCTCTGCAACATGTATTAATATCTTAAAACACAGATAAAGGATCATATTGACCATAGTTTTGTCAAATTTGGCATAATCTCCTGCTATGGTGCGATCCTTACGAAAAGTTTCAAGCACCTTAGACAATCTCTGCCAATGTGACCCAGCTGCATTAATGCCAACAGCACACTCAAAGTCAAAGGCATTCTCCATTATGAATTTAAAGATCGGTAGGTAATATTTCCTCATAATCACAGTTTGGATCATATTTGCACCTGCTATGAGACGTGCCGGCTTGGTAGATGTTAACTTAACAGCCTCATCCTTCAAACTCATACGTGCAACGAACATGCACCGTTTGCCATCCTTATAATCCTGCTCGCACCTCAAAACTTCATCCTGAAATTCAGCCGGCACAACAAATGGTTCAGAGACATTATCATGTGGCACATCCGATCGATCAATGAACGCACTCTTGGGCTTATTATATGGCCAACCGGCACTAGTTGATAAAGGCATGGAATCAATCCCATAACTCCCATCAGCACCAGCCCAAGCATTAGTCCATGTGAGTGGATGTACCGTATCAAAAAGTTCAGGAGATGCTTCCACGATACGATCAACCATACGTAAGTAATCATCCACAGCCAAATTAAGAAGTCTATGAGGAATATATGTAGGTGTACCCATATCTATAAGACCTGTCCGCCATGGCTCGTATGAACCTATAGTTAAGTTGGGACCATGTCTCTTCTCCATACCTAGGATTTTGGCCACATGCACACTTATGGGCCTGTCTGAAACTAATGATCTATAAAACTTCCTATGACCACTATGAGCGCCATATGAATCGAAAACAACTTCATCCATAAAATTGAAAGGTGACTTATAATGTGGATCGCCTATAATTGAATATGGTCCTGTATAAAGTTCACGTTTGCTAGCAGCATCAAACTTCAAAGTAGTATCAGGCATACTCTCAATGGTGGCAATGACTTCTGAGCGTAAGAGGCAATGACCACGTCCTTCAAAGGCGCCAGTGTTACCAGCACTATGAAAAGCAACCAAATAATGTGGAGTGTCAAGAGAAATCATAGGTGCCATACATTGACCTTTAGCTGTTGGCAGTTCAGACACAAACTTAACACCCCAATATTTCCCAATGCCCCTCACATCACTAATCTCTTGAAGCTTTACATTAATTTCTTGACTATTTATAACACCATGCTCATTCCTATGTATCCATCTACATGCCTTAGACCCAGTTGGGCGACTGTTAGGCAGGAGATAAGTGAAATCAGCCTGAGTTCCTGCGCCGTACATCATAAAAATGCCCAGATCATTTGAACTATATGATGTTGAGACAATCCTAGCCTTTTGCACTATCTCACACGTAAAACTCCTTGTAGCGGAACCAGAGTCCTTAGGTTGACGTATACCAGATACACTGATAATATCGTGCTGCAAAACGTGCCAATTACAAAGCCAATACAAGCCCCTGAGGGGGAAAATATTGCAATGTTCAAGAAACTCAGCACCGCTGTTAATATCTCTAAGATGAAAGGTTACAAATGCAATTGACTGGACTATTGCTCTCTGTACATGTTCCTTGGTAGCTGTCGAACATTGATGACCGATCTCAACAACATTCCGCACAGCTTTAGGCCACCTATTAACTTTAAGAACCGAATCCGGTTTCATAGGTTCAACACGATCACTCTGTGTGGCCAATCCTGACCACCTATACCACATTCTAATACTTGCAAGGATAGACAAGAAGCAACCGAACAGGACTGCTGTTTTAAGGGTGTTTGCCGTGCGTGTGACACTTAGAGCTATATCACAACCTCGCACATATATACAATAGGCATGAGTGGCACACATACAAACAAATATACATGATGCGCACACAAACCCCACAAGGAAACTAGTCCAAAAATGATATGTGATAAGAAAAGTCAACAAACCAACTCCTGAACCAACCAACAAGCTCGTTACAACTATTTTCCACCAAAGCTTGGCCACCTGATCTAATAGATAACCCTGTATCAAGATGAAAAGCTTGTCCAAAATGAAAACTTGGGATAAATATTGGTAAATGCGTAACCATCTTTCATTGTAATACACCATATCACTAAAGCTAACCTTTGGCATAACACTTGAAATAGCAGTCCTAAAGCTCTCAGGCTGTATGACGACATTACAATGTGCGCAGATCTTGGGTAAATTACCATGTGAACATAAATCGTGAGTATAAACATCATCATTACTAGCCACTAAAGCCTCTTGGCGAACCCTCTGTTGTAGGGAATCCCAACGGATGAATTCAAAAAACTCACTTTGATTAATACCCATCATGCGTTTGCCATCCTTATCAAGTCGAGGTTCAAAATTAACACTCTTACCACCAGCACGCTCAACAGCATAAGCGGATTCAACGTCAAATAACCATTTGTCCTGATAAGTTGAATTATCAATCTTGGCTGGATCAAGCATCTTTGTGCCTGGAATGAGGTATTCTGGCC